GTAGCGACCTGCAACGCGCGGATCGCCCGCCAAATCTCCGCAACATCCCCGGCGTTCAAGTTGTTCACTGCACCCATCAGGCGTCCAATCTCATCGGTTGCGTGGAGACTTTGATCGTTGGGCTAAGGTCGCCGGAGAACTCGATAACACGGTCCCCGTGCCTGCCCGGCGCAACCCAGATGTCGCCCTGGTAGTACAGGTTCGCTTTGCCGCCAATCATCAGGGTTGCCACGCCCACACCCGAGGCTGTGCTGTCCGCATCGATGTCGAATGTCATCTGCGTTGCGAGTTGCCCGTACACGGTGACGTGCTCATAAAGGGCCGCATCCAGCTTTGCTAGGCTTGCCTCGCCGGACAGGTTTAGGACCGACTCGACGACAGGGTATGACGTGTCGCCGCCGAACATCACGCGGGCCTTCACGTCCTTCTCGGAACCCTGCCCGAGCGCAAACGCAATGTTCGCCAAGTCGTCAGCGCTGTCCTCAAAGTCAAGGTCGAACACGCCGGCGCCCGAACCCGTGACATACAGTTCATTCGTCTTCGTGTTCAGATTCCCGGCGCGGAAGTCATACCTGAGTTCGTGATCCAGCGTCCAGTAAGGCCGGATGTCAATGTCGGGCCCGCCATCAGTGGTCATCAGGTCATGCATAGCGTCCGCCGCCGTCGTAGCCTCATAACCCTTGTAAGTCCGGGACTGAGTGCCAGCAACATCAGCCGCATAGGTGAAGGGCAGCTTGTACCGGTCACTGGCAGAATCGAAGCACTGCTGCATCACCCGCTTAGCCAACGTAGCCAGGGACAGCCCAGACCACGTCACGGTCTGCTGTTGAAAGCCATCCCCATTCGAGGCGAGGACGTGCCGCTTGGTCATCAGCTTCCACGGATCCGCATGCGTCACGGTCAGGGTGCCGGAGCGGCGGTTGTACGTCCGACCCCAAATGATCCCGGCATAAACAACCGTCTTGTCCCAGTCCACAACAATGGTCTTCTGTAGCGGGCGGGTGCTGTTCCAGTTGATGACCTGCGCCGTGGCAAGGTCCCGGATGTTGAATACCGTTTGCCCCGATCCGCCGGCGTTGATTACCCGTTTCCACGAGTTCGACTGCGGGAACACCTTGATCCGGTTAGCCCCAGTGGTTGTGTCAACCAGCCACACATTCCACGCCATAAGGGCCTCCTAGATGTAGGTGTCTACAACGGTCACTGTCGCGTTGACCGTTCCTGAGCTGGTGATCTTCATCGGCTTATTCACGCCAGGTTCGATGTACCAGATGTCGCTAACACCCGTTTCGCCTGCGACGATGTACCCGTTGATGCGGAAAATGCCCGTGCGGAAATCAATGGTGTGCGTCTCGCCGGGACTCAGAGAGCCGGTAACTTCGTAGTAGACCCCGCCAGGTTCGCGGATCGTGTACCCGCCCGGCGCATTGCCAGTGACGCTCACCGTTGCCGAGGCGTTGTAATTGCCCCGATGAAACACGTCCACATAGGAACCCGTTACCAGCGGGACAGTGCGAGAAGCCCCATACTTCCGCGGGTCCGGGCACTTCAAACGCACCTGCCACTGGGCGAGCGTGTCAGTAACCGGTGTGAATTTAACCCCGCTATTACGGACAGCATCAGCCCACTGCGTAGACCCATGCCCCGCAACCGTGAACCGCCCACGCATCGGACCCGTCAAAAACGTTCCCGCAGCATGAAGCAACTCATGACTCTTAGCGTGAAGGTTCCCGCCGACAGTGATCAGGCGCGCCTGATTATAGACAGGCAAGTCATAATCACCGTCAGCGTTCGGCCTCTCCACCGTCTCACCCTTGGGGTCAGGCGAGTCCCACCAGCCATCAAACTTGTCGTTGAGCGTGACCCAATCGCCGAACCGGTCAGAACCGGACAGCGTACGGCCCGCCCACGTAATCAGTTCAGCTACCAAGACGGACACCCTGCTTCTGTAGTTCCCAACGGATCATGCCCATAGCCTCATCAGCGACCTCACGAGGCGCTGTTGTGCCGTTGATGTGCTGATTCAGGTTGATAGTCGTGCCGGGCGCTGAGGCCCGCATCGCGGCTGACTGCGCCGAATACTCGCGCCCGCCATTCTCGTACCCCGGCAGCTTCGGGAACGTGCCAGCGTTTATCGCCGCAAGCTCCCGGTTGTAGGTGCTGGAGCTGCGCCCGTTGATGATCCACTCGCCGGCATCGACACGCGCCAACGGAACGCCGGCGCTAGAGATGCCAAGGAACCCGTCAGTCATTCCAGTGCCGGGCCCGGACGTTGGGAGTTGCCCGCCGTCCCCGTATCCCGCGAGACGCCCACCAGTAGCCTTCGGGGGCGCGTAGACGCCAAGCCCCTGCCCACGGCTTCCGTCAGCGATGCTCGACGGGAGCCCGACGAGTTGTTCAAACGTCGTCTTGTGGGTGTTCACGTAGACGTTGACCGTCTTGCCGTCCACGGCATCAGCCGCAGCGCCAGTCTCCTGAGCCATCCGCTTTGCAGCGTCAGACATCCAAGACTGAATGTCCACGCCGTCCGGTACGTCCAGCACATCCCGGGCAAGGTCAATAGCGGCCTGCCCTGTGATGCCGAACTGGCCGGCGCCATCAATCAAGGCCTGATAAGTCGCATCAAGATTGCCCTGCAACGACTCTTGGCTCTCACCGTTTTTCGCGTTCGCCTCAACCACGGCAAGCCCAGAGTTAGCGATCCCATCAAGGACCGCCTGATTAGCTCGGCCCTTCTCCGTATTGATGTCCAGCGACGTGCCATTAGTCTTGATCGACTCGCCAACAGCATCAATCGCCTCTTGGAAGCCGCGAGCCGCGTCACGAGCCGACAGGTTCGTGTGCGTCGCATTGAATAGCGCCTGCGTGAACTTATCCAAATCCGCAATAGAACCGTCTGCGCTCACGCCGACTTCTTCGAGTGCTTTCGCCATATCCTCGGCTGGGCCGGACGCGCCGTCAGCGGCAGTACCAGCCGCCTCAATGCCAGCGGCGGCCTTGTCGCCACCCTCGCCGGCGCCCTTAGCATCGGCCTCGGCTTGCTTCAGAGCGTCCGCGTATTCCGGGAACTTCTTTACAAGCTCCTCAACGCTGACGCCCTGATTCTTTGCGGCTTCCTTGATCTTGTCGAACGCCTTAGCGGCGTCGTCAGACTTACCACTAGACACCAGATCGGACAGGCCGGTATCAAGGCGCTTAAATGAGCCTTCGAGGATCTGCGACGAGCCCTCAATGCCCGTAATCCCATTGATGATGCCCTCGCCCCAGTCATTAAACGCCTGGCCGCCATCCTTCTTGAAGGTTCGCTTGATCGCCGACTCAAGATCCGTGACCGTGTTAATTAGGTCGCCACCGTCACGGTCCTTGAACAATCCATCAAGCGCCGAGGAGGCCCCGGGGCTAGCGGACGTGACATCAGCCAGCGCAAGCGCGACCTTGCCCATGCCGGTATCTATCTTCGACATGTAGTCAGCTTCGGCAAGCTTCGCCAAGATTAGTGTCACGGTAGCGATGGCGCCAGCGGCGCCCGCAGCCTTGCCAACCCCCGCAAGCGCGCCCCGCGCCTTACTGCCGGCGGGCGCAAGCTTGTTGAACGCCTGAACCGAATCAAGAATCTTCGGCGTCAGAGTCAGGAACGCGCCAGCCCCTAGGGCGGCAACTCCAGCAACCCCACCGAGTACCGTCAAAACGCCCTTCACTGGCGCCGGGATAGCGCCAAAAGCCTGAGCCATGCCAGCGACCGACTCGGCAACGCCAGCAATCACAGGAAGCAACACGGCGCCCGCGTCAATCGCCGCGTCTTTGATGTTGTTCCACGCAATCTTGACCTTAGACTCGGTCGTCTCATACCGCTTAGCAGCCTCAGCCGCCAGCGCAGAGTTTGACGCCCACGCCTGATCGCCCAGCTTCAGGGAATCCGAAAGCAGATCGCCCGCGCCGGCAAGGCGCAGGATGACGCCCGTCTCCTCAGTACCCTTGATGCCCAGGTCGGACATCGTCTGAATAACGTCGCCGCCCGAATCCTTCACCCGACTAAGGCCCTTGATCATGGAGTCAACAGCCCGCACGGGGTCAGACTCAAACGCCGTAGCGAACTCCTTGGACGAAACCCCGGCGACCTTAGCCAGATCGTCCAGGCCCTTGCCGCCACCCTTCACGTCCGCGTACATGCGCTGCATCACGCGAGAGATAACGCCGCCGCCGAGCTGGGACTCAATGCCAACCGATGCCATAGCGTTAGACAGTGCCAACACGTCCGACTCGGAAGCGCCAACGAGCTTAGCGGCGCCAGCGATCCGCTTAGCCATGTCCACAATCTCGGCCTCAGTGGATGCGCCAGCGTTGCCGAGCGCGACAAGGGTCGCCCCGAATCGCTCGACGCCCTTAGACCCTTCGCGGTCCATCGTGCCCATGATGTTGCTGATCTGCGCAATGGCCGTAGCCGCATCGTCAGCAGACAGGTTCGTCGACTCGCCGAGGTCGATCATTGTCTTCGTGAACCCGGTGACATCTTCGCGGGCAACGCCAAGCTGCCCCGCAGCCTCAGCCACGCCAGCGATTTCCTCATGGGTGGCCGGAAGGGTCTTAGCCAGTCCGCGCAGTGAGGTTTCAAGCTCGTCCATCTGTTCCGGCGTGCCGTTGACAGTCTTGGTGACGCCAGCCCAAGCCGACTCCCAATCCATCGCAGCCTTGCTCGCCAGCGCCAACCCTGCAACGGACGCGGCGCCGAACTTCAGCATCGTCCCGCCCGCAAGCTCCCACTCTTCGCGGTTCTTGTTGGCGTTCTGAACAAGCTTCCCCAGGTAAGTGTCAGCAGCCTTGGAAGACTGCTCGCTGGCCTGCTGAGTCTTCTTGGTAGCCTGGGCTGCCTCGTCCATCGCCCGCTTGAAACCCTGGATTTCGGCACTGAATACGACTTTTACGCGGCGGTCAGCCATGTGCCCTCCAAGGGTTTAAAGTGACCTGCGGGTTATCAGGTCTTCGTCAATCTCACGGGCATAGAACCGCTGGCCGGGATCCGGCTTGAAGTCCTTCTGCCCTGTGTGTTCTTCAACTGCGGCCTGAGCCTGGCAAGTCACTGAATCAACTTCGTACAGGCCCGCATTGGCCTCGTTGCGGCACTCAAACTTGGGTCGCCCACAATCACACAGGCCCTCGATGTAGAGCGTGTAGGCGAACTCCAGCAGCCGGTCCTTCGACTCGGACAATTGCCCAAGGTAGGAGGACGGCGGGCGCTGGAATCGCTCAGCCGTCTTGAGTGCTGCTAGGACTCGCCACCATCGCCCCGTGGAGAGCGCTTCGGCAAAAAATCGGCGCTCACAACGGGGATCTCGGTTGACGCCTGGTGATACGCGGCAAGGATGAGCCCGAACTGCGCCGGGCCGATCTTCTTCTCAAGCCGCTTGACCTGCTCGGCGGTCACCTTCGGGGCGGTAATCGCGTCAGCCATGACCGCATAAACAACTCCCTCGGGGTTGTCCTTGAGAATGTCGCGCTTTTCCTCGTCGCTATGACCCTGCACGTTGATGGTCAGCGCCGAATCGTGGAACTGCTTAGCGACCCTCGCGTACTCAGCGTGAAGCTTGCCAACACCGCCGCCCATCGAAGGGCCGTCAACCTCATCCTCATCAGCGTTGCCGATCTGCGCTTCGAGCCGGTCAAGCTCAGCGATCAGGCCAGCCTTCTGATACACGGTCACGGCCCGTTCGGGGCGCTCCGCGTCATCAAGCCAGGCATCAAAATCAAAATCTTTGGGGGTTGCACTCATGGTTTAGGCTCCATTTCGTGGGGGATAGGCTCGGGGGAAGTGAAGGTTGGCGGCGCGGAGCCTAATCACGCGCCGCCAACCGGTCTAACTAGGCGCCGGCAGCAACCTCAATGAAGGGGTAGCCGCGCTGAACCTCAGCAGGGACGCGGTACT